TTGTCGCTCGATTTACATCCGCCCTTGCCCTTGCAGGAGTTCTGACCCTTGCAAGCGTGCTTACTCCCCCCCAACTCTAAAGTCCTGAGTTGATTGAGTGAACCGGTCCCACGCTGCAAGCAGCAGTCATATATGACCATCCGTGTTACGACACGCGTCACTTCGTACAGTGATTCATCTTTCGCAGCTGGCTTGTGTCGCCAATTATTATTTGAAAGAGCTGCCGACTTGTTCGCTAAGTCAAGTGTGGTTAAGTAATAATGGTAAATTCATTTCCAAACTACACTGTTCTGGCGCGAATCAGAGGTTTGACTAAGAGTTTTCCTTCTCCCCCCAAGTTAGCATCTGGGGCATCGCTGTTGCACTTTAGCTTCAGGGACAAATCTGATTTTGCAGTGTAAGCTTTATTTTTGTTTAATTAGAAACTTGGTTTGAGAATTCAGTTACGAATATGTCTATTTCGCCAACAGGAACTGTGGCTCCGGTGATTGAGATGCCACAAGGGCCAGGTGCTAGTAATGTGCACACAAGTACACTAGAAAACATAAGTGTATTAGTAGTGGAACCATTACTAGGAGCAAAGCCTGATGGTAAGGTGTCATTTGTGTAATAGATTCGTGAAGCAAGTCCAGCGGCAGGTACGACAGATCCAATGTTTGAGACAACGCTACTTCCGTTCCAATAAATTGTAACTTGGTATTGTTGACCGGGCTGGCCAATCCAGTTGACACTTGTGCCGAGCACAGTGAGAGCCAGATCACCCACATTAAATCTTTGTACGAGACCAAGGGCGTTAGAAGTAGAAGAGATGTTAGTTCGTGCTGCATGACCGGAGGCAGTGTCACCTCCCACATCGGGAGGGAGTTCTGGTTTAAAGAACTCAACGCAGTAAGAGACCCAGAGCTCTCCCAAGTTCTGGTTTGGATTTTGTTGTGTAGCAAACTGAAATAACCCCATATCGTACAATCTTAAGTCCTGATTGACGGGATTGGTCCCAGTTCGCACATACAACTCGCTAAGAACTGTTTGAGCCTTGTCACACTCGACAGCATGAATTAATGGTAAGGTTGGTTTGACGGAGACTGCATACTCAGAGTTTTCCATCTGTTGCTTCGTTGTGTAAGTTGGTACAGCTGCATTATAGTTTGTGGCCATAATAACAACTCCTGGTGCACCAGACGTTACAAAGTCAGTGATTAATGGTCGAAACTCGAATATTAATCCATGTATTCTGTATTCTTGGTAGTTTTGAGCTACTGTAGACAACCATGGGAAAGTGGTTGCAACACCGGGATTTAGTGGGTAACCGACATTGTTGAAACCTGTGGTTCCAGCTATGTCGCCTAAATACTCACGGTGGCACACAATGTTCGTTTGTTTCGTTGTAGAAAATTGAGGTATTTGCTTAGAAGACGTGAGTACATTGTATTTTGGGGATTCTCCCACCATTTGGTAGTCTCCTGATCCGAGGATTGATCCGATTCCGGATCCGAGCCACTTTCCGATATTGCGTCCAAAGGATGCATTTCCAAAAAGGGACCCGACTGTGTGTCCAAGGATAGAGCCTGCCTCTTGAAAGGGTCGTGATTGTGGTTGTTTCTTTTTATTTTTTGGGGTTGTTTTTTGGGCAACCATTTTGGTTCTGTTTTTGTTGTTTCTGGTCATAGTATTGGATACCCGATGACCGCGGGGACTATTCATCCTAATCTAACTACCGATTCGGGAAGGGGCGCCGTGTAGTCTCTTGGCATTCTGGTTAGCGCAAACAATTATGCTTTGGGCCATTACAGATTAGAACCCAATATATGAAACTTTTATTAATACTTTTATATAGTAATTGACCTGGACATACTATTAAGGCCAATGGTGTACGGACACGTTTGGGGGGCTATCCAAGGAAGGGCTAACTTCCAGCGTGTGTGCTTACTAACTGCGGGGGCGCTCACCCGTGATCCCTCCATTCCTAGTAAACCATCCAGGGTAATGGGAAAATCATGCTGCAGTGTCCTGACTAGGTGTGGTATCCTAGCCAATCCGGGACTAAGGGGGAAATGATGCTTGATAATATCTTAACGTCTATAAGAGACTTAGTATACATATTTTCGAAAGCTATTTGAGCATCCGGCGGAATGTTCGTTGCGGTATAGAAACTGAGTCGCGTTCGCGGGTGGACTGAATCGTGAACTCGTTTCATGTTTTCAGAGAAGTATTTAAAGAACCCTGCATTCAAGGTTGGGTCATTTTTAAGCGGTTTTGCTCCTCCTGCTGTATTGTATAATTTTAAGTAAAAGTCTTGCCAGATTGGTATTCCACCAGTTAGGGAAAGGCCTGCTTCTCCTACTGCTGCTAACCATCTTTTAGCAACTTTCACATTATCCAATGGCTTGATGGAGATGCAATCTTTTGCTAAAGCTCTGTGTATATTCCTAACCATTAAATATCCTTGTGGTGTCCATATAGGATTACATTGGCAGAAGTCTATCTGTTCTATATTATATACAGGTTCTTCTACTGTCATGTTATATCCCATATTTCTAAAATAGGGCTTAAGGTATCTTCGGAATTTATCCAAATCACTTCTTTCCAATATAACCACACAATCATCACCATCATTTGCAAGACGGTGTTTCTTGATAGGTATTTTGTTTAAGAATGCAAAAACCATGCAACACATAATTAGAACGTTACCAAGTGATGTGTTCATATCTCCTGACATACGGCCGCCTTTCTTCTTAAACTTAGCAAAACCATCTGGGCATCTTGCGAAACCTTTATTGTTGATTTGTAGTTTAAGCAGCCATTTCAATCTTTTGTCATGGGGAAAGAACATTTGATATATGGAATGTTCCCATTTGAGTGCTTTATCGCTAGTGTGTTGGTCAAATCTACTGGCATCAAGTGAAATTGCTACGGGGTCTGCAAATTCACACCAGTGCTGATACATCAACTGACCTCTTTGCTCAGCATTGAGGCCTTTAAATACTACTGTGTAACCGAATAACTGATTTATCATAGCATAAACAATTTTCTCAATCCGTTTGATGTACGGACCTAAGCTAACATGGTACCGGGGATCTCGTGGGTTGATCCCGCGCGGTACAGCGTCTCTCTTTCCTTTCTCTATTTTTACAAAATAGTTTAGTTGTGCATCCTTAGCCGTTAATGGTCTGACTAAAAGACTGTCATAAGCATCTTGGTACAAGGTCCTTCTGCGGCCGTCATAGGCCCGTATAAACTGGTTAAACGTTAATGGGGCGGCATATTGTACAGTTGTACTAAAATAACTCGTGACATGTCTCAATTGGTATGCAAAGTAATTTCTCTTTGGTAAAGGCGGGCTAACAAATGTGCCATTCTCTCCCTTTACATAGAAAAGTCGCTCTTTGATCGCTCTTTCGCATGTTACTATAGAATGTCGGTATACCCAGTACTCTTGTTGGGGTGAGAATCCATCAAGATGGTATGTGTACTTGGGTTTTAATGGGATCCCGGTCTCAACTACAACTAAATCGTCATGATCAGGCGCTAGTGATCTAGCACATTCTCTGACTTGTAGTCTGACCAGGCCCCTTCAGGCCCGACTTGGCCTTCTCCTGCCAGTGCGTGAACCGAGTAAACGATCCATCACTGGTATCCACTGCCACCAATCTGCTTCATTCAATCGATCACGATCATTGAATAAAATAGATGACTCAATTTGATCTGCTAGCAGTTCATTTCGAGTTTTAATGAAACTTAACTTCATTGCAAATGGCATTATTCTTGCCATATCAGCATGTCGTATGTTTCTTCTGACAGCTTCGTCTTTCAAAAACTTATGTATAACAAGCACATTAGCTTCTGAAAACTCAGGATTATAGAACTGCAATCGCGCTTGTCTAGCAAGCACTCCTGCAATTCTAGGTATTGCCTCCAAATTCTGGGCTGCATTAGATAAATCCTCTTCTGCATCCATAGGGTCACTTACACTATCGTGGTGACCCAACAGAGGTCTTGTTTCACTAGGTTCCGGTATAAGGTCCCTTGTATATCTCGCACATTTAATCGCCGAAACAGCGGCTGTTAGCCCAGCTACTGTTGATCCAATAATGATTGATGTTAATAAAATAATAGGCATGAAA